TGAGCCTTGACCCCGGCGCCGGCGGGCGGCGGGTAGGGTAGGCGTAGGGCAAACTCGAACGTATTGCCGCTATGCACCTTGACCGTCCTGCTCAAGCCTGCGTTTCGACCGCTTGTGAACTTAATCACGCCCTGCGAAAACCAGCCGTTCTCATGCGTCAGATTGTGTTGCAGTTCGTTTCCCGTCTGGCTGTTCGCCGTTACTCGACCGTCCACCGTAAATTTCTCACGGTTGACCTTACAGCCCTCGTCGTAGAGCGTTCTCATGCAGCCCGCCTGATAGATGTTGCGCGGGCTTGATACGTTCAAAAGCTCGATGTCGGATTTGACGTCAACCTTTACAGACGACCTGCTACCCGATACGTCCGACACGCGCCCCGAAAAGATATTCACAGCACCGACAGGGCGAAGTTCGGCAAGCGAACCGACCGCATCGGCAGCCGACCGCAAATCAACGCCTGAAATACGAATGGAATCGGACGTTTGATACCGCGCCTGTATAATCAGGCTGCGTATTTCCTTGACCGTTTTGCCCGCAGGGATTGTGTGTTTGAATGAAATCCGCTCGTTCAGTGTTTTCTTGGTACCACTGACCGCATCTTCGTACCAGCAGCTAAAATAGCCGACGGAATTGTCGGTATAGGTTACAGACAATTCGGCACCGATACGCGGATAGGGTTTACCGTAGATTGACGTTGCGTTTTCAAGTGCAATATCACACGATAAAACAAACTCATTCGGCAAATCGCCGCGAACTTGCAGCGTTTTGGTCTCGGTTCGATTCACGCCCGACACCTCTAGGACTGCGTTTGCGTCCTCGACCATGTTGCCGATAGATGATGCCGCAGGTTTGAAAAACACGCGGTCTATCTTGACCCGCGCGCCGTCCAACACGCCGCCCAAAGCAGCTTCCGCCCATTGCAAGCCCTCAAGCCTATAATCAGGGTCGGAAGCGATTTGCAGGGTATTAGAATCCACGTCTAATCCGACAGCGATACGGGTTGCCCCGCGCTTGATAATCAGCTTATGGGCTTCATAAGTCTGCCCATCCCAAACGACGGGCATATCCGCGCTGGTATGGCGCAGCACCTGCCCGCCCGAAAGCGTGATGGTGTATAAATCCGCCATCTGAAACTCGTCGCTACCGTGTAGCAAGTCAATCAGTTCTTTTGTCGCTGTCTTCATAACTTCACGCTCGTAAACTCAATCTTTTTGGCCGCCCATAAGCCGCCCAAAACGTTGACAACACCCCCCAAGTGAAGCAAAACCCGCACGAGAAAAAAAAACCCGCCCGTCCATGTAATCGGACGACCCGGCATTTGCGGCGTGTTGAAAACCAAGACGCCTTTGTCGGTAACGGTGTAATCGCGCCCGTAGGTCAACGCCACGCCGCCCACTTTGACGGCGGGTCGTTCCTTTGTTGCCAAAACAGGCTCGATGAAACCGCCCATAGAACGTACAAGTTGATAGCGCGTAACGCCTTGCACCGTGTTTCCGATAGGCTGGTCGGTTACGGCGTTGTCGGTCGGATCCTCGTAAAGGAAACTTTCAAAGCTGCCTTTGCGGGAATTGAAGAATCCCGCCAGTTGCTCCAATTCGTTTACGGACGCTTTTGTCCGCAATACCTCGAACGACAGAGAGAACCGCCATTGCGGGTAAGTGTAGTAGGCGGTTCGCAATTCTCGGCCGCTCGCTGATTTTTGCGTCCCGGTACTCCAAACCGCCGTTTTCTTACGTCCCCACTTCAAGCCGGGAAACGTGGGAAAAATTGCATTGCCCATTTAGATGATTCCTTTCGCTTTCAGCAGAGCGTCAAATTCTTCTTTTGACAGTTCGTTACCGCCAAGCATACCGATGGCTTCGGCTTCGTCCGCTTCGCTTTGTGCGACGCCCGACGACGGCTTAATGCCCATGTACGACGCCACCAAGATATGTACGGGCGGGTGTTCGCGCCAATACTCGTTCAAATGCTGTATGCGCGGCAAATCCAAGTTTTCGGCGACGTAATCCCACGTCCACCCAGTTGAGGCGCAGACGTGGGCAATCATCGCGCCGAAACTTAGTCCGCCGCCTGAACTTCCCCCGCTTGTGCGGCTTCCTGCTCTTTGCGTTTCAGACCCGATACGTCCATCACGGCAGCAAATACGTCGCCCATGTTGGCAATATCAATCAATTCGGCGACCTGCTCGCGCGTCATATCGGGATAATTGCGCGTCAGCGCGGCATAGGCGCAATCAATAACGGTGGAGATTTGTTTTGCGTCTTGGACGTTGCCGTCAAATGCGCCGATGCGCTCTTGCAACTGTTCCAGCGCGCCAAGTGCGATAGGTGGGATAACGTAATTTGTGCCGTTCAGTTCAACGGTTACGCCTTTAATTCGTACTGTCATTTTTGTTTCCTTGATTCAGGTCAAATAAAAGACCGCCCTTTCGGACGGCCTGCGTGATTACTCTTGGATCCACAACGTACCGACTTTAAAGCCCGCCTCATCGGTTTGCGCCGTGAAGTCGATTTCAGGGACGGAAAAGTCGTCGTTTTTGGTCGAGAATAAGCCCAGTTTACCGCTGGTTACGCTTTCCAGTTCCAACAGGGCTTTTTTGCCCTTGAACTGCGTCAGGTATTTAAGCTTAAACGTAGGCGTGTTGCCCATCGCCAAATTTGTCAGTTCAAGTTTCTTGGCTGACGGCATGGTTTGGGTGTAGGTAAAGCTTGGGTAAACGGTCTTACCCTTATCGGCTTCAGCAAAGGTGTACAAGCCTGTTGCGGACACCATGTATTGCCCCGCTGTCGGATTGCTGGCAACCTTGATGTATGCTGTGCCGTCGCTACCCATTACGCCCGCATCTTCGACGAAGCGACCGCCGTTAGGTGCGGTTGCCTGCACGGTATATGCGCCGCTCGCTGGAATCGCTTTACCCGTAACATCCGCCCAAAGTGCTTTCATGGTACCGGTTGCGTATTCTGCGCCGAAGAACAGGGTATTCAGGGCGAGACCGTTGATTAACGCGCCCTTGAATTTACCTGACACTTTGACCTTGCCTTGTGCAACAGCCAGCGCAAAGCGGTTTTGACCGTAGAACTCTTTCAGTTCCGCCGATAAATCGACGGACATCTCTTGCAAGCCCATGATTCGCACGGGCGTTGCGTTCTGCACACGGTTGCCGTAAGCATCCGTAATCATTTCGGCGAGCACTTCGCCGCTACCAAACGTCAACTGCATGACATTTCCTTTCAAAAATAAAACCGCATTACGCGGCGCAAATCACAATCGGGATAATACAAACCGCCTGCTCGCCAAGCGTCCCTTCGTCTGTCTCCACTATACCTTCGACGCGGCAATACTCAACATCCGCGCCATCGACCACCAAAGCCGTCTTGCCCGTGATAGGGTGGACGGCGTTCACGGTATTGCATACCGAATCAATCAGCGGATTCATAATGGGCGCGGGCGGCTCGCCTGACGTTTGGACGTACAGATACACATCTACGCGCAAAATCCACTTGGTTTCCTGTCCCGTCAGCGTTACCGCCTGCATATCGCCCTGCGCCATAAATAACGCGGGATGGTCGTAGCGTTTCACGTCGTTCCAGTGCAGCAGTTTTCGGCTCTTGGTAACAAAGCCGTCCAATGCGTCCAGTTTTGCCCAAAGCGCGGAATAAATCGCTTCGCGGTTCATCGCAATGCCCCTTTAACAGAGTTTCTCAAATCAGCTTCAATCTCAGGCTTCATATCGCGCAAAGCCGTCCGTAAAAACGACCGCTCAGGCAGGCGAACATTGCGGGAATGCGCGCGAACCTGAACGTATCGCGGGGATTTGAGCGGTCGTCCAAATGCCTGACGAACCTGACGCAAAGATGCCTTGACGTTTACCGTGCCTGCAAAGCCATATTCATGCGCCGCGCCGTAGCGGACGTTTGTGTTTACTTCGCCGATTACCGCGCTGCCCGTGTTGGTTACGCGCTGGTGTATCGACCGACGCAGATTGCCCGTCCGTACATTCAGCACCTGCCCCGATAGGCGGTTTTCCATGACTTCGCTTTGCAACTTCAACGCCGACCGTGCGACAGACTTCACGACAGCCGTCTGAACCTTGTCGCCGTATGCCCGCAATAATGCAACCAAAACATCGCCGCCGATAAATTCCATCTTCAGCATTACACGCCCTTTCGTTTGTACTCATTGAGTATCGCAAACGCTGACGGGGGTACGCCGCCCGACTCGCTGAACGTTGAAAAAGAGATGGTTTCGCCTGCAAGTGTTTTCGACTGTACGCCCTTGTTCTCGATTTCGTTCATCCGCTGCGTTGCGATAATCAAGATGGCTTCCTGAATATCGGCGGGTATGGTTTCATAGCCCGCACGGTATGACACCTCAACGTTTCGGATTCCCTGTGCGAAACAGGCATGACGAATCAGCAGCCAGTTATCAAAATCCCAGTCGTTTGCCGTGCGCCCGTTGATTTTTACAGACGACACGGACAAGACAGGGTATTGATTCAGGACGATGCGGTTTTTGCCGTTGCCGTTGTAACGCTCGACGTAGTCCACCGCTTTCAGTTTGCGCCCGATATAGGCTTCGACCGCCGCCGATACCCCGTCAAGCAGGGTTTGGAAATATCCGTCCTGCTTGTCGTGGGTAACGCCCAGCCGCTGTTTGAATAAATCAAGAGAGACAAGGGCGGTCATCGTTATTCAGCCTTTTCAGTTTCGGCAGGCTGTTCGGTTTCGGCTTGCTCGGCTTCAACCGGCTCTACCGCTTCGGCGGCTTGCTCGGTTTTGGCTTTGCGTCCGCGCTTGGCTTTTTCAGGTTCTTCAGCAGGCTCGGAGGCAACGTTACCGAATCCAAACTGATACAAGAATTGCGCTGCTTCGGCGGGGACTTCCACGATGCGGTCTTCACCCACTGTGTAGCTTTGGCTACCAAAGGAAACGTCGGTAAAGCCCTCAGGGGCTTGTAATTTAACCAATTCAGTCATTTTGATTCTCCAAAATAAAAGGCCGCCTGAAAATTCAGACGACCTTGTTAGGGTTAGGCGGCGTTGGTAATCATACCAAACGCAGGCATGAACATACCTTGCAACAACTCGTCCGCATAGACGCCATATTCGTACATACGGGTACGCAGCGGCCACTCGATTTGGTAATACTCTTGGCGCGTACGCACTTGCAGCAGATTGCCCACGCCTTGAACGTAGCCAGGCAGACGGGACGAGTAGAACAGGTAAGTGCCGGCGGGCAAGTTCGGGTGTACCACGATGTTCAGTTCGTCGCCTGTGATTTTGTTCAGGTACGATCCGACCACCACGCCCGCGCGAATGTTCGCGGCGTTGTCGATGTCCACTTTCAACTTAATGAGCGGCGCACCACCGTTGCTGATAATCAGCTTAGTCAACGCAGCCAAATCGCGGGCGTTGATGTAGATGGTATCGGGCGACAAGCGGTATCGGGTAAAGAAATGCGCGAACGCTTCTTCAAATTCATACACGCCGCCTGCACGTCGGAAGACTTGCCCCACGCATCGGGGATTAAGACGCCAAAAGTCGTGTTTTCATATATTGCCTTTTGTGTCGGAAGACTTGCCCCACGTATCGGGGATTAAGACTTCTGTGCATAGATTGAACCAGCAATTGCTACTTGCTGGAAGACTTGCCCCACAAATCGGGGATAAAAATCAAACGGCCTTGACGGTTCATCCCATCAAGGCCGTTTTTGCGTCATGCGTATTTTCGAGGTCTTTTCGATATTGAATTAAGCGCAAAACAAGACAGATTCGAGTGCGTCAAATCAAGCTGCTAGCGCATCAAATGCTCAACAAATGCCCAATAAGTCCGGATTTCCACCCTCTCCTTTTACGCTCCAAATCCATCACATCAAATCAATCGCGCTTACCGGATTGGAGGCATTTTCATATACGGTAATCAAACATTTTCCCACTTTCATCAAACACAATTTCCAAATAAGGTTTATCGACATAATGAGGTCGTCTGAAAATCTACCATTTCATTTTCAGACGACCTCTTGTTAGTACAACTCAAAAACCTTGTTATTGCTAACAAGGTTCTCAGCCTATCTTACCCGACGCGGTAAAACGCCAAGCTGCCCAAAAGGTTGGGGAAATGTTTGACCTGTTTGTTACCCACCATGACGGCGCGTTCGAGGACGCGGATTTTGTTTTTGGCGCACAATAAATCAAAGTCTTTGAGCGTACACCAATGGATGTTCGGCGTGTCGTACCAATGGTAGGGCATACGTTCGGAGACGGGCATATGGCCACCGATGGCAATTTGGAAGCGGTTGCGCCAGTAGCCGAAATTCGGGAAGCTGACAATCGCCTGTTTTGCCACGCGCATGAGGCAGCGCAGGATTTTTTCGGTATTTTGCATGGCTTGGATGGTTTGGCTCAAGACGATAACGTCAAACGTTTGGTCGCCAAATTCCGCCAAACCTTGCTCCAAATCGGCTTGGATGACGTTCACGCCGCGCGACATGGCGGCGATGACGCTGTCGGTGTCGATTTCGATGCCGTAGCCGCTGCATTTTTTGTGTTCCACCAAAGCCGCCAGCAATTCACCGTCGCCGCAGCCCAAGTCCAAAACGCGGCTGCCCTCGGGAATCCAGTCGTAAATCAACTGCAAATCGTCGCGCAAGTTCATGATCGGCAATCCTTATCCACATTGTTCATATAAGCCGCTACGGCGCGCATATAGGCTTCGTCTTCCATCAAAAAAGCGTCATGGCCGTGGTTGGATTTGACTTCGATATACTGCACCGGCTTGTGCGCGGCAATCAACGCTTTAACCAGCTCCTTGGAACGCGCGGGTGAGAAACGCCAGTCGGTGCTGAAGCTGGCGACAAAAAATTTCGCTTTCACATTTTGCAGGGCGCGGGTCAGGCTGTCGCCGAAATCCGCCGCCGGATCGAAATAGTCCAAAGCCTTGGTCATGAGCAGGTAAGTGTTGGCATCAAACCGTCCGACGAATTTGTCGCCCTGATAGCGCAGATAGGATTCCACCTCAAATTCAACGCCAAAGCCGTATTGATAGCCGTTTGAACGCAAATCGCGTCCGAATTTTTTGCCCAAACCGTCTTCGGCAAGATAAGTGATGTGCCCCATCATGCGGGCAATCCGCAAACCCCGTGCGGGAACGGTATTGTGGCTGCGGTAATGTCCTTCATTGAAATCAGGGTCGGTCAAAATCGCCTGACGCGCTACATCGTTGAACGCGATATTTTGCGTGGACAGTTTCGGCGCAGATGCAATCACTAAGGCATGGCGCACGCGCTCGGGATAGGAAATCGTCCACTGCAAAGCCTGCATACCGCCCAAACTGCCGCCGACAATCGCCGCCCATTGTTCGATACCGAGATAATCGGCAAGCGCAGCTTGGGATTTTACCCAGTCCTTCACCGTAACCACCGGAAAATCCGCGCCGTATTCCTTGCCCGTTTCAGGATTAATCGACAAAGGTCCGCTGCTGCCGTCGCAACCGCCCAGATTGTTCAAACCAACCACGAAAAATCTTTCCGTATCAATCGGTTTGCCGGGCCCGACCATATTGTCCCACCAGCCCGTATATTTATCCTCCGCCGAATGCCTGCCCGCAACATGATGGTTGCCCGACAGCGCATGGCAGATTAAAACCGCATTGTTTTTTTCGGCATTCAGCTCGCCGTAGGTTTCAATCATCAGATCGAAACGCGGCAAAGTTTTACCGTTTTCCAAAACCAGCGGCATCTCAAACGGAATTTTTTGGGGCGTTACAATGCCCACCGAGGCATTTTGACTCATATCCTGTTCCAACAAATGCGGCGAAAAGCGTTATTATATAGCAAACGGCATGACTTTTTGACACGGTCGGACAAGCAGCATGACGCGCTGAAACATCCGTCCCCATGCCGCCACGCCCGAACCATACTTTTTCAGACGACCTCCCCCGCTTCCCGACATGATAGGCAGACTTTTCCGTATTTTTTTCTTTTTCGCACTTGCCGCGCTGATTATCAACCGCCTCTTCAGCCGCAAGCAAAAACGCGCCCTGCGCGATGTCACCAAAATTAGCGCATGGGTGCTGCTCGGCGCAGCTACAGCAACGCTGTTTTGGTATCTGGTCATGCTGTATTTCAAACACATTCCAAATTCTTATTGACCGAGTGTTAATAGCAAAACAAATAAAAGGTCCCCCCCGAAAAAAAACAAAACACAAACTCTTTAACACCATCCACGCTGTTCTCGAGG